TTAGCTTGCTGGGCCTCCACCTCTTTGTCCTCCCTCTACTGCTCGTTGCAGTGTGCGCCCTTGTGCTGCCGGGACTTGCTCCCCTTGCACTTGTGACCGTCGCACTCACCTACCTTCCCGTCAAGTTTTACCGCCTAGCGGTGCTTGAGTCCGTGGAGGTGGAGCGAGAGGTGGAGGTAAAGTCACTCCTGGACTGCTAGGGGTGGCGCCGGGAAGGGATCTGCACAGCCCTTCCTGTAGGCGAGCTCGCCCCCGGGCACAGAATGGTGGTACGACCGTACGAACACAGACATAACGGGTTCACCATGCAACTGTACCGGCCAGCGACGCTGAAGCTGCCTGACATCGTCACACATCACTCCTGTACGCACAATGCAAGGGTGGGGCTCGCGTCCCGCCACTTGCTGGACAACAATCCTGCGCCGGAGTGGCTGTCGCATACCACTCTGGGAACAGAGCTGATAGGCGGGACCCGTCCTGTCTGGAAGCACTGGACTCAGGAAAGCGTGATGGAGACGATGACCCAAGTGCGGGGTGAGTGGGTGGGAGATAGGCGCATTACCCCTGCGCCACTGGATGCGTGTGTGGAAAAGTTCTCTGGAGCGAAGAGGAACCGTAATGTCGAGAGCCTTAACAAAGCTCTCCTCCGCGGTACACTCGATTTCGGAGTAACTGCCTTTGTCAAAGCTGATAAGTATGATCCTCTGACAGCTGAAACCAAGGCGCCGCGCATGATACAGTTCAGAGACCCGGCTGTCAACCTGGCTCTGTCCCGTGTCATGGGTCCCGCTGAGCATGAGTTGCTCGGCGGCCCTGGCATGGGTCCCACCCGCTTACCTGACTGCTCGAAAGGGATGACTCCCGATCGGGTGGCGCAGGTGTGGTTGGAGAAGTCCACCTTCTTCGACGACCCTGTCGCGCTACTTGGTGACTACTCAAAATTCGATGCACATGTGCACACGCACATGCTGTCACAAGAACATGCCGTGTGGCGTGAGGTGTCCGGACTGAAAATGGAGCTTCTGGATGAACAGCTCATTAACAAAGGAACGTCCGGTTCCATCTCGTACACCGCCGTGGGTACACGCATGTCAGGGGACAGAAACACGGGAGGAGGAAATTCAATCCTTAATATCCTTATCTTCCGTACTTTGCAAAGAATGACCGGGATTCCAATTGAGGTCCTCTGTGACGGCGACGACTCTGTCGTTTGGCTCCAGAGAAAGCACCTCTCGGACTTTGTCGAGGCCGCGAACCTCGTCATCCCCCGGGTCTTCGGGATGCAGTGGACGTATGCGGTGGCGTTGTCCCCCCCGGAGACTGAGTATTGTCACCGAACCCTCTCAATCGCTACTAACGGTGAGCCCCGCTTGCTCCCGGACGGTATGCGAGCCCTCTCCCGTGCACTATGGCTAGTGAACGTTCAGGGCCCCAGACAGCTAGGTCCGAGACTGATTGGCAATCTTGTCTCTCTCCTAACAGACTTTCCCCATATGCCAGTGGTCGCCCCCGTAGCGTACGGGCTCTTGAAGCGACTGCATGCGTTAAGCGAAACAGGTGAGCTTTTGCTCTACTTCGAAGTGGGAGAGGGAAACGTGTATATGCGTGATCACGTTGAACTCGGTCTCAGGAAGTATCGCCAGCCTGATGGGAAAGTAGTGATACCTAGCTGCCTTGGAGAAGTAGATGAGATACACC